CACTACTTAGACAACATACTGCTGTCCTTTCTTCGTTTGTAGCAAGAGTAATTTCTGAGCAAAGATTACTGTGATTTACATAAAGACCTTTTCTTTTCTGAAAGTCTGGAAGCTCTGCATTGACTGCATCTTCAAACATGAGATAAGGTTCGCCAGTCTCCATGCGATTCTGTAATAATTTTACCCAAAGTGTTCTTGCGGACACTACTTTCTTAACTTCGTGAGTGTGAGGATCAATCAGTTCCCAACTATCATCAAAGTTATCTTCTTTTGTAGCACGGTGTATAATCTCCATAAACTTGTCTGGAATGACTACTCCGTGATGTAGATTTATACACTTACGATTTACGTCTCCACCTGTAGGTTTTCTTATGTCAAGAAACTCCTCTATTTCAGGGTGAGACATGTGTAAATACGCTGCATAGGAGCCACGTCTTGTGACTCCTTGTGAAAATGCAAGCATCTCGGCGTCTACCACTTTCATAAAAGGTATCGCACCTGTGCTTTCGGAGCCTTTGGAAGTTTTTGTTCCTTGTGAACGAACTGCACTCCATGAACCTCCGATACCTCCACCAAATGATGAAAGATATGCATTTTCTGTATAATGATCGGTTATACCTTCTCTTGAATCATCAACATAGTTTAGAAAGCAAGAAATAGGCATGCCGCGTTCTGTACCACCATTGGAAAGTACAGGTGTTGCAAACATAAACCAAAGATTACTTGCATAATCATATAGTCTTTGTGCATGGTCTTCGTCATCTGCAAAGGTTTTTGCTGCTCGTGCAAATGCCTCTTGAGGAGAGGACTCGCCAGGAAGCATATATCTGTCTTGCAGAGTTTTTAAACTAAAATCTGTTAAAAGTTTATCTTTACTATAATCAATTTTCATCTAAGTGCCTTTTTAAAGTTGTTTTTATAACTTCTTTGTTTTCGTCTCCAATTGCTGTGTCACAGTAGGTAAGTAAATCCATTAGTTCAACGTTTGTCAGAAGTTGTTCTGAATTTTCGTTAAGATTCTGAATGTATTTATACTTTCCTTCTAGTGGACATGCATCATAGATATCGAAAACATCTCCATATTGTTCCATTATCTGTACTGCGCGCTTTGGACCAATTCCAGGGATACCTGGAACATTGTCCCCCTTGTCGCCAGTTAGACATTTGAATGTTATATATTCGGGAATATCAAAATCATAATGTTCATCCCAATTGTGTACTGTTGTCTCTTTACGAGTAACAGTGCTAAACTTTGACACTTTGTCATTGATTAGCAAGTCCCAGTCTCTATCTGAAGATATTAACCAGCACTCATCAAATCCAAATTTGTCAAGGTTTTTTGTTATATATGCTGCAATATCATCAGCTTCCACTCCTTTGAAGTGAAAGACTGGATGTTTTTTTCTTATTTCCGTAAGAGTATCGGCAAATTCTGCCATAAACATTTCAAACTCTTTTTCTTCTTGAGGAGTTTGTTCTGCATACTTTTCTTTTCGATTTGCTTTATACTCTGGGAAAATTTCTTTACGATAGCTACTGCCACCATCTGCACACACGACTATCGTGCCAGCATTGTATGACTTCGCTAAACTTTCGACTGTTCTTATATAGTCGTATTTAAAATCTAATACGCCTTGATGTTTCCATCTAAATGCTATGTTGAGTCCATCAACTATCAGCAAGTTCCCACGCGGGGCTGGGTTCCCAAGGTCTGAGAATTTGATCGCCATTTGTAAACTGTATCTCCTCGTTTTCTAGCCAGTGTTCTGCGATTAGTATATACGCACCTAGCCAGGCAATATACATATATCTAATTGTATTCTTGGGTTTTCTAGTTGTAGCAACAAAGAATTTGCCGTGATTCTCACGAAAGATGAGCAATGGCTCTTGTTTCATTTCTTGTGCTTGCTTACACAGTTTACTCCACCATTTAAATAAATTATTACTTTTTTGTGTGTAAATCTTACTATCAAAACCGACATTCTTGTAGAACTTTACTTCTACACAGAAATTGTTATTTTTTAAGGGTACTTGTAGATCACCTTTTATTTTACCACTACCACTTCCAGGTGTTTGTACCCACTCCTCATCAGTTAATCTTTCTAGAATACTGATGACTTGCTGTTCTCCTCGATGTCCTTTTTGTCTTGGATTAACCATCGAGTCTACTTATTTTATCTTCTTTTATTACTTCTATTTTGGACAGTAGTGGATGTGTCCAGCCATGTGAAACTATATATGTATTCAAGTTTTCCTCTCTTAATAAAATTTCAACGAGCCTTTCTTTACCAGCTTCATCAAGTACATTTGTAACTTCATCTAAGAAAAGTACATTGATTCTTGATTTTGATATACTACTCATCAGCTTACGAATCGCAAGAAGTGTAGAAGTGTTAACTCTTGCTAACTCTCCTGCACTTAGAGCAAGTATATCAACTGCTTTTCCATTGTCATCTATCTCAACATTTAATTTATCGTTGAGAACAACAAATTCAAGACTAAATTTACCATCAGATAATTCTGCTAGATACTCGTTGGTTAGTTCTTCTAAATCTTTTACAAGATTCTCTATTTTATAAGCAAGTAGTCCATTTGTACTAAATGCTTTTTTAAGTATTTCAACATTTGCAAGTTTTTCTTCAATGCCTCCAATAGAGGTTAGTAACTCATCTAGTTGTTTCTCAAAATCTGTTTGCTGTTCTTCTATAATTGAAAGTCTTGTATTGTGTCTTTCTCTTCTTTCATTTTCTGCAATGACTTCTTCTACTCGACTTCTTCTATCTCTTATACGAGCTTTAATCTTATCTATTTGTTCTTGAAGATCTCTACTATTAGGAACTTCTGTGGGAAGACTAGAGTCAATGCTTCGGAATAAATTTTCCCACTCATCAATCTTAGATTTCATTTTTCTATGAAGCTCATTATTTCTTTCTACTTTATCAATGTCTTTTTGAATTTGATCAAATTCTTCTTGTAGTTTTTCTTTTGCTAAAGTATGTTTTTTATGCTCTTGTTCGATAAATGTTATATCTATTTCTTGACCACAAGTAGGACAGTCTTTATCAGAAGCCTCTTTTAGATCAGAGTACTTCTTCATCATTCTACTTTCAAAACTGCCTCTGCTTTTTATCTCGCCTAAGTTAGTTTTTAACTCTGATGTATCTTGAATACTTGAGTTCGCTACAAACTCTCGAGCAAGCCCTAAATCTATTGACTCCAACTCTTTTTTATATAAATTATTTTTATTTATTTTTTTGGTAATTTCGGAGATATTTTCAAATTCTATTTGTAAGGATCGCAAAGTTTCTTCATCTTCTTCCGAGTAAAATGGTAATTCTAATTTTGGAAGTAGTGATGTATCTTCCAATTTATTATCTAATAACCACTTATTGATTGTGTCAATTTTCCCTTGTACTCGTGAAACGTCTCCACCCAAAACTCGTGACAATTCTTTAAAAACTTCAAAGTATTTTGCATAATTATCTAGTTGTAGAAGATCAATTAAAAATCTTTTTCTATTTGTATCAGTTGCAGTTAAGAACTGTAAACTTGCATTAGTATTTTGATATACAATTTGCGAAAAAGTTTTGAAATCAATTCCAATAATCTCTTCGAGAGTCTTGTAAGTATTTGTTGCAGTATGTGAACTAATATCTTCATTATTTTTAAATAATCTTACTTTAATATTTGTTCTACGAACTACTTCAATTAAGTAATCATCTTCGTTAACAGAAAAAGACAAAGAAATATCGTAGCCATTATTGACTTCTCTATTTGGTATATCTGCTTTCTTGATTCCTTTTGAATTTTTATTAAATAATACTTCTTCAAGTATTAAAGGAATCGAACTTTTTCCTGTTCCGTTTGTTCCAACTAGTTGTGTTACTATATTCTCAGTTAAGTCTAATTCATTGTCTGAGCCATAGCTAAAACAATTAGACCAATTCAGCTTCTTTAGCGTAATCACTAAACACTCCTAAAATTTTCTTAACTTTGTTTTCTTCTAACTCTAATATATAACCAAGATATTCTCCTAGTTCTTCTTCTATTGTCATTTCTTTATCCAATATTAGAGTCGCCTCTGTTTTTCTTTTGATAACTTTTTTATCAAGTAAATCACTATTCTTAATATTACTTAGATCTGCAACATCACCTTCAATTTCATAAATTGTATGATCATATTCAGTTTGTACCATTTCTTCTGGGTCTGTTACAGTTTTACGAATCAATTGTGGTAAGTCAAATTCATGCCATGTCCACTGCCATTGATCTTTGTTATCAATAAGTAAGTAGCCTGTTTTAACATGATTTCGATGAAAACTTGTAGTCATAGGACTGCCAGGGTATACAATATTTCGTTGAGTATTCTCGTGAGCATGTAAATCGCCTGCAAATACGACTTTAAATTTATCAAATCTATCCAAGTCTACTTCGGGTTGTACATGAGGTGGTATTTCTCCACGCACATGAGTAAATAAGACATCTGCATTTATACTTTCAATCGCATTTTTCTTGTGTAAATCTGCGTAAGGTAATATTGCATAGTCATGGGGAACCATTGCACCATAAGTAGTTTCGTCTATTACTTCTACTAGTGGATTTAGTTCATTTGTAACTCTTTTTAAATTTGTAAAGAAAGTTTTATTCTTTCTTGTTGCTTCGTGATTGCCATCATAAATAATAGTTCTCACACTAACTCCCTTTACAAAGTCAAAGTAGAGAGTGAGTTCATCCATGGAGGGGACTCTGTCAAACAAGTCCCCACCAATGATGTGCAGATCAATATCCTTTTCGATATTATAAATTTGTTCAAAGAATAACTTATATCTAGTACAAGCCCATGATACAGGAACATTCTTTTGTCCTAGCTTTATATGCCAATCTGCTGTAAATAGAATCATGATATGTCAAATTCCTCTGAGATAGATTCGTCTGGTGTTGAGTTGTCAGCACCTTCTCTTAGTCTGTCAAGAAGTTCTTTTTGAGCATCGGCTGTAGGTCTTGGTAATACTTCATCCATAGACTTAAGATCCGCTATCAATGCTAGCTCATCTTCTGTTAATGGTCTCTGCTTACATTTTAAGGCTTGTAGTTGATATTCAACATTGTAAGCCATTGGTCCAGTCTTAACTCTTTTGAAGTTTACATCCCATCCTGTTTGAGGATCGGTTGGGTCACCTAAATCTTCTGCGGCAACCATAATTTGCTCGAGAAGTTTTTTCTTAAGATTTAATACTTTTACTTTGCCGTCATGAATACACTGAATCGCATATGCCCATCCACATTTAAGTTCTGGGTGATATTCTCTTACCCAGTCCTTTTCAATATTAGTGAAAGATTCTGTGTTTCTATCGAATGATAGACATTCGAATGGTAGGTTTTTTCCGTTCTCACCTTTTAACCAGTAAACATACCTTGGAAGCATGTCACCAACTAAACGAACTTTGTTATCTCCTTCTACGTAAGCGTAGCTATCGATTTTATTCTTTTGGGCTTCGCCCTTTGCTTGATTAAATTTTATTGCCATTTTATTTCCTTTATAGTGATTTCTTCAAATAAAAAGTGAATACGATCATTTTCTATTCGTAGTAATCTATTTTGTTTTATACTGTCCTCGTTCCCATTAAAGTGAAGGAGGTCTAATGTGGTATCTTTTGTTTTTTGGTACTCAAAATAATTGCGCAAGGACGCGATACCTGCGTACTGTGCAAGTTCGCTATCTGAGTACCTCCTGCGTTGAATGAATAAAGGTTTTGGGTTTACTAGAAACGAATTTCCATGAAAACTTTTTGTCCAAAACTTAAATATTCTATCATGTCTATTTACGGGAGGGAGTTTATAGGTGAGAATATGTAGAATCGTCAAGATGTCCTTGACGCTTCCCTTGCTTTCCCTTAATATCTTTTCCCAATTATAGAATAACATTATAACAAAAATTCAACTCCATGTCAAGATATATTTTTTCATGCTATATTTCAGAAACTTTATAGCCCTGTCGCATGTAATATCCCATTCTCGCACCTGCCTGCTTTCTAGCTATGCGACCTTCTAAGTGTATATCCACAATTACAGGCTGTGGTTTACCTTCTCTTATACGAATAATTCTTCCGATAAGCTGCGTGAGCAGAGGCTCATTATTAACGGGTGTCGCCAAAATAAGACAACTCAGGCAGTCCACGCTAATTCCTTCACTAAAGATACTCTGTGTTCCAAACAAAATATTCTTCTCACCAAAGATTTCTTTTATCATTGCTGGACGCTGTTCGTGTGGAACTTCTCCAGTTACGCAGATACTCGTATCGCCTACGAGTCGGTGACAATTTTTCAGAAAGTCAACGCGATCGCTGACAACTAGCACCTTATGCCCTTTTGCCGCATAACTTGCCGCAAGCATTGACATCATGTTCTGATATTCCCAGTCATACGCGAGTGCGTTAATTCGAGTTGCCCAATCAACATTTCCGTCTAGAAAGCGAACTCCCGATTTAACTATGTCAACTCGTGGCGTAAGATAATTTTCTCGTGGTGGTTTGAATACTGTCTGAGAAAAATAGTCTCGAAATATAACATGTCTTCCATCCTTTCTCTGCATTGTTCCAGTCAGTCCGATTTTATAACGAGCCCTGCTGGCGTCAATAATTCGTGTGAAAGTTGGACTACTCACATGATGCATTTCGTCTAATATAATTGTACCGAACTCTTTTGTAATTTTGTCGATATTTCGATAGAGAGTTTGTACATTTCCAACGACAAAAGGTGAGTTCGTGTCAAATTTGCCCGAACCGATCACACCCGCCGCGACCCCGAAGACTTTTTCTATTTCTTTTTCCCACTGTGCTCGCAACGCTAGAGTATGTGTAACAATAAGTGTTTTTTGTTGAAGCTTGTTTGCGATTGCTAACGCAGTAAAAGTCTTTCCCCAGCTTACCCAAGCGTTAATTATACAACTGTCTTGAACTTCGTCATATACTGATTGCTGTGAATCACGAAGAGTGAACTTGAAGTCAAGTGGTTCTATAGGTGTGTTGTTTCGTTTATCGACTACTTCGTAGTCTTGTGGTATGAGGTCGATACGACCTATGGGTAGTGTGACGAGCCCAGCTTTTACTACACCCATATTTTTAATAATAATGGGTGGGTCAGTGGGACGCCTTGGGGGTATACTATAGGTGAGCTCTTTATCGAGATATGCTTGATACTCGCTAGTGACTTCTATGTATATTCTGTTAGCTAAAACGGCTTTCATGCTTTACATACTCCAGCATATAATCAAGAATATCGAGTTGCTTCTCATAGTTTATCGTTCTAAACTTGACATTGTTCTCAAAAAGAATTTTAAGAATCTGTCGGTCAATACGAGCAGACTCTTGTAAGTCTTGTGCCCTTCCTGTTTGTTCATAATGATTCGATCTTTCCATAAAGAAATTGATCGAAGAATAACGTTCATAGCTCTCTAGGACAAGTTGATCAAGTGCATCTGTATACGGTGAAGCTGAATAAGCGTCTTTGTAGACGATACTCAGCAGGGTGGGAGAGTCCGTTATGCAATAATCAACTTGCCCTTCGAGCCGAAAAACTTGTCTGTTTTGATTTGCGAAAATATAGAGCTGGTCAGAGAGTAATTCGTAGTGTTTCTCCCATACTATTTGCTTTGGAAATTCATTGATAAGTTCGACACTATAGCCTTCACTTTTCATTCTCCAAAAGAGTCCTGCAGCTTGTGCTGACTTGCCTGACCCCGCTCCTCCAAAAAAATTTATTACTTTCATTATTCTGCCAGTGGAAATATTTTAGAGATAACATCTGCAACTGCCCATGCTATTTCCATATGTTCTTTTTGTGTTCCATTAGCACTACGTAATTCAATATAATGAATCCAACTACGTAGAGTACCATTTACATACATTCTGCTAACAGTATTGCCTTCTGGTAGTACTGCTCTTGCTTGTTCTTTTGCAATGCCATTTTCAATAGCCCAGTTGTACGCTTTCTTTGCAGCATCAATTACTTGCTGTTGTTGTAAATTCCAATTTTTATTTAATTCTTTATCATTAATTTCAATACTGTTTTGTCTATTTTGTGTATCTTGTAAACGTGCTTGGCGTAATTCAAAATCTAAATCTTTTGTAGGATCAGCATATCGCTGACTAAATTCTTGAAAACTAAAACTTCTATGCCTTAGTATCTGTCTGGCAATATCTCTAGTAGTTTCAATTTCTAAACATGCTGAGACCATTTCAAGAGGACTCCAATGTTTATGTTTCATTAAATACTTCACAAGTTTTTCACTTGTCTCTTTATTATTTTGATTATCTGGATTACTTACTCTAGCACAAAATGCTACTAAATCCAATGCTGAATCATCTTTTTCTAATGATTGACTATAACTTATTAATTTTACTTTCATTTTCTATTTCTTATAAACTCTAATTCTTTTTGCCAGTTGTTCTTGTTGATCTCCGCTTCTCCACTTCCTCTTTGAGCCAGTATAACTCGACCCCCATCCATATCAATACGGATACTATCGGTGGTAACCACCTCACCATGTCTTCCAATGAATATTCCAATTAATTCTCCTTGTCTATCTTCTGGGTGTAACCCATTCATAAGTTCTATTAGTTCTTCTTTTCTCATATAAAATCTGGTCCATTGTACCATTGTACTAATGAATATCGTGTTCCTCTTGTTACTTTTGTTACTTGATGCATAAGTATAGAAGGAAATACTATTATTGTTCCTTGCTTATGCACATCTTCTTCAAGGGGCAATTCATGTGTGTTCCAAAAATTCTTTATTTCAAATTTACCCCCTTCATAGTCCTTTGGGTTAGAAAGTTGAATTGTAATTGAGAGTTTTCTATATAAATCTCCAGAAATACTACAATCTCTATGCCATTTATAATAAGCATCTTTATTGTAGATTCCAAACTGTACTTTTTCTGCACCTTCTAAAATAAAATTCCATCCTGCAAAATGATTTGCTTTTTGAACATAAGTAGCGACTATACTTTCTACCCATCCGCCTTTTGGGAAGAAGCCTGTTTGTCCAACTCTGTATTGAGTATCAACTGTTTTATCAGTATGTATACTTGCATCAATAAGTTCTAATTTCTTGCCCTCTTCAATAATAGCTTTACAAAGAGTTGGACTCAGTTCTTCCTTCCAATAATAAAATGGTGTTTTTATTATTGATCTCATTTAGTCAAGTTCCTCATCATATCCTTCTTGACCATCTTCCTTATCAAATCTAGGATCTGATCTGTAGTAAGTTCCAGGCACATCATTCGGATTTGTAGGTTCTGTTAATTCTTCTTTTTCTTTTTCTATCATGTTATAAATACCTCTATAAGCTTAAACGCTCCTAGCATACTAAAGAAAACTACTACTTGAACTATAGTTGCATATATAATAGTTTTCATTGGATGCATTTCTACTAATTTTTCTATTACAGATGGACTTACGGGTGCTAAATTTATAATTTGTAAATCTTTTTTCATACTTTTCTCCATGTTATCTTTTTCATTGTTTCGCATGTTTCATACAAAAAAGATGGTTGCGAATCTATATATAATACTCCTGCATAAAAGTGAGTATTTGCGGGAGGTCTTGGTACTTCAAACGGAAAAGGTATTTTATTTATCCATACAAGTGTTGCTAAATCTTTCTTTTCTACTTTATTTATTTTGTGATACATGAGTTTTGCTGTTTTACTTTTCTCATACATAAAAAACTTACCGTTTGAATCCACATAAAATCTACCTCTATGTTTTATCATTGCTCCAAAGTCATCTAGTTTATACTTTAAATCATACAAATTTTTTAAAGGTGTTTGTAACCTTCTTTGCCCAAGTGTTTCTCCTAGTGTATTTTTGTCATCTATAACTTGTCCTTCACACCATAATATTCCATCACGATATATTACTTCGTCGGTATGAACAACATATATTGGAAACACTATATCAGATAGCTTCATATTTTTCAGCAAATTTCCCCATTGAATAATCTTGTCCAATTTCAAAATCACATCCAATTGGACAGTCTAGAATAGACATTCCTCTATCTTTTTGAACATTTCTTAATAAAATTTCTTTATATTCATCTATGCAATCATCATCAACTTCTGCAAGAATTGAGTCATGAACTAGAGCAAATATTCTCATTTTATCTTCATACCCTTTTAGTTTTAATTCTTGATGAGCTTCTATTGCGCCTACTAAATTTATATCTGAAGCAATTGATTGCACAAGAAAGTTAATTCCTGATCTTACTTCATGTGACGCAATTCCTTTATCTTCTGAAAATACATTTGGTAATCTTCTCTTTCTTCCGAAATGAGAATATATAAATCCATTGTCTTGAATAAATTTTTTCTGATTATCAAGCCAGTTCTTTAGTCCTGAGAATTGTCTAAAGTAATCTTTAATAACTTCTGATGCCTCACTAGTACTAAAATATTTTCCTGAATCTTTAGTTACTTGTTCACTAATTTTTTTCGGGCCTGCTCCATACATTATACCAAAGGTTACAGCCTTAGCCATTTGCCTTTGTGTTCCATATAATTCTGCTACTTCTTCTACTTCACAAGGTAGATTGAAAACTAACTTCGCAATATTACTGTGAAAGTTTCCTCCGCTTTTAAATACTTCCATAAGTGCCTTATCATTGGCAAGTACAGCCGCACAATAAACCTCTGCTGTTGTTAAGTCCATTGCTACTATCTTTTTGCCTTCTGCGGCACGAATACATCCTTTTACTATTGGATTATCTCGTGGTATCTGTTGCATATTCATTTTACCACTAGAAGATAATCTTCCTGAGGTTGTACCGTGTAAGTTAAATCCTGTTCTTAGTCTACTATCTTTATCTAACTGTGGATAGATCTTATCAAGATATGTAGTTTTAATTTTTACTTTTTGTCTTATATCAAGAACAAGCTGTGGTACTTCATGTTCTTCTGCTAATTCTTTGAGAACTTCAGCGTCTGTACTTTCTGCTCCTGTTCCTGTTTTCTTTCCTGTAGGTTTGAGTCCTAGAAAATCAAACAGTAAGGCACGAAGTTGCATTGTACTGTTTGGATTAAAATCTTTTCCTTGTGAATGTTCAAATTCTTTTACTGCAGGATATTCATATAACTTTTCTACTGCTTCATCGATTTCTTTTTGCATAAGCACTGATGATTTTTGTAATCTTTCTTTATCGAAAGGCACTCCATTATCTTGAATGTCTATTAAAAATCTTGTTCCTGCTATAAGAATATTTTTATATACTCCATATAATCTATCGTTCTTTACGATTGCATTTTCAAATTTCTCAAATAAAAGAAAGGTACATACAGCATCCATAGCAGCATATCCTTTCATTATATCAAAGGGGATCATATCCCAAGTAAAACTTCCTTTAAGTATTCCATTTCTACGGCAATACTCATCTATCCACTCATACATAGGTTTTTCATAGTCGCCATATGGAGTATATTTAAGAGATAATTGTTTTAACCCGTGTGTACCAGGATTTTCATCAAACATATAATGCATAAGCATAGTATCTTCAAATCTTGGAAACTTAAATCCAAAGTGATATTCAAAGAACGCTATATCAAATTTAGCATTATGAAATACTACTCTCTTTTTATCAAATAATTCTTGTAATTTATTTTCTACTTGCTCATCAATACAATCTGTACTTATATAAACACCATGCTCAGGCTCGTAAGAAATACTAATACCTAACATATAGCCATCTCTAGGATATAATCCTGTTGTTTCTGAGTCAAGAGCTATATAATCTCTTGGTGCATCAATCGCATCTTGAACAAACTTAAGAGCAGCTTTTGTATCTACAATACCGTAGCATTGATTGTCGTCTAGTTTTTCCTGTTTTAATTCACCTTTTATATACTTTGTAATATTTGTTGCTGATTCTTCCCAAGTTTTTTTGGCTTCTGGTTTAAAAGCTAACATAGCGGGATTAATTACTGGTAGAAATTTGTCGTCTACTATTCTTCCGCTATATTCGGTGACTGAGTTTTGTTTTGTATAGAACTTCAATGCTTCAGATCCTACAAGTATAATCCAGTCGTAATTATCTATATTTATATTTATATCACAATCTCGTTTTAATACTTTTTTTATTGTTGGGTCTGAGCAAAGTGCAAATCTATCAAAATTAAACTCATTGTTAAATAACTTTACATAATCCTGTCTACTAGGTTTACTCTCAATTAAGGCTACTTTAGCCATATAAATTCTCCTTTAAATCTTTTACTTTTTCTTTTGTTAATGATCCTGCATCCCCTAATGCTATTGGTATTTTTATGTTTTTGTGTAGTATCTCTGCAATATCACACATTTCTTGTACTTTAACTGCCGCTTCTTGTCCAGCTTGATCTGGATCAAAAAGCAAGTCTATACCAGATATCCCCTGCATTTTTAATAATTTTAGTTTCTCTACATCT